AGTTGTATATATTGATATAATAGGAACGCTAGAATATAAAGAAAATAATGTAGCATGAAAACGCATAGGAATACATAATGTAGTATTGTTAAATATATCAAAAATTTGTTTATAATCTAAAGTTTCTTTAATAATAGTTATTTTATGTATTAATTTTTTATTAATTAAATTTCCTATGTCATCTGCTATTAATATATCATTTTCAGATGCACTATTTTTCGTATTAAATGGTAAAAATACAATATGATAATTAGATTCTATTAAATACTCTGTAAATTTTGATAAATTATAAATTATATCATAATATTCCAACAAGTATTTTTTATTATAAATATTTCTAGATAAACAAAATAATGCAATTTTTTTATTTTTTAAATCAAATTTTTCAATGACATTAACCTTGTCGTTTAACGTCTTCGTTATAGGTACATTATCTGATATTTTATTTACGTCAATTTTATCTTTTAATAAAATTGAAAGGTCAGGTAAATAAAACACACGATCCTTTCCAAAATATTGATAAAACATTTCAATATCAATACGCGTTCGCAAAAATATATAATTAATTCTATTTAATTTTTCATTTTCAACCATCATATTTATATAAGGTATTCCTACAGATAAAGCTATAATCAAATTGGATTTATTATTAAACTTGGAGTAAATTTTGTCTAGAAAATAAGTATTTAATACATCACCTCCACCTACAATTATAATATCAGATTCAGAAAATACAATATTAGCTATCTTGTCACAATCGTAAAAATCTATAGTGTATTCTATTGGTAAATATTTATTAAATAACATATCAATTGATGTTTTATATTGTTCATCACCTGTATTAAAATGATTATAATAACCAATTATTTTTAAAGTTAAACTCATATTTATTAGTAAAGAAATTAAAAAAAAATATTACATAATAATTATCAATAAAAATACAAAATACAAATAAATGTATTTATCGCATTTATTTAAAAATCGCGTTATAAATTAATTTAAAAATCAAAATAAAAAAATTAAAATATTTCTATACAAATAATAATAATATGTTTTCTAATTCTGGAAGTGATCGTTATACTGTTTTTCCTATTAAATACCCAAATCTTTGGAAATTTTATAAGCAACATTTATCGACTTTTTGGACTGCAGAAGAGATAAAATTATCAGATGATCTTGTTGATTGGAATGAAAAATTAAATGACAACGAAAGGTATTTTGTTAAAAATATTTTAGCATTCTTTGCAGCAAGTGATGGTATAGTTAATGAAAATTTAGTTGTCAATTTCTATAATGAAGTTCAAATTCCTGAAGCTAGACAATTTTATTCAGTTCAAATGATGCTAGAAGCTATTCATGCAGAAACATATTCTTTGTTAATTGATACATATATTTCTAATATAGAAGAAAAAAATAGACTGTTTAATGCTGTAGAAACAATACCTGCTATTAAAAAGAAAGCAGATTGGGCAATTAAATGGATTGAAGAAGGAAGTACTTTACAACAAATGATACCAGAAAAACATATGGAATGGTTAAAATTTTTACAGGAATCTGATCAATATCAAGATCGTCATCTTAATAATAAAATAATTGATGCTTTGCAATTTATTACCAATGAGAGACCAAGTTTTGCACAACGTTTAATTGCATTTATTTGTGTCGAGGGGATCTTCTTTTCAGGATCATTTTGTGCTATTTACTGGTTAAAAAGTCGTGGTTTAATGCCAGGGCTCAGTACTGCTAATAGTTTTATAGCAAAAGATGAGAACGTGCATGCAGAGTTCGCAATCGAACTCTACAATATGCTTGAAGATGATCGTCTCGACGAATTAGTAGTACACAATATTTTCCGTGAAGCTGTTGAAATAGAAAAAGAATTTATAACCGAAAGCTTACCAGTATCTTTAATCGGAATGAATTGTAATTTAATGAGCCAATATATCGAAATGGTTGCCGATAGATGGTTAGTTTTATTAGGATATTCTAAAATATACAACACACAAAATCCTTTTCCTTTTATGGAAATGATTAGTTTAAATGAAAAAGTCAACTTTTTTGAAAATACAGTTACAAGTTATCAAAGATCAAATGTAGGAACAACAGAAGAAGAACGAAAAATTACATTTGATTCTGATGACTTTTAAAATTAAGAAACAATAAATAAAATAAATTAAAAATTTTTTAAATTATTTTATAAAATATTTTATTTATTTATATAAATTATATCATGTCAGAATCAAGTATTTCAACATCTGTCAATACTCAATTAACAAGTTTTTTTTCTTCAAGCCCTCAGGAATTTTATAGCTGGTTTACATTTAATATGAAATTAGTTGTATTTTTAGTTGTTATTTTTGTATTGGTATCACTTGTCTTTTTCCCAGCATCATTAGATTATGATATTATGTACAATAATATTAACGGATTAAAAAAATTTAGTCGTGGTTGCCCGTATTGTAAAAGAATAAATTGTAGAGGTTGTAGAGGTTGTAGAGGAAATTTTAGAGATTCCGATATTACTATGCAAGAAATTATGATAAAACCTATCCTCACCGATGTCATACAAGAAATTCCAAAAGAAATACAAATGGAAATTCAAAGAGAAATGACTGTTCCAGCTGTTTTAAAACAACAACCAAATGAACCACTAAAAGAACAATTTAGTAATGATGATATGATGTCTTATAGTTATGAAAGAACCTCTAACCACCAAAGTATTCCATTACTTGCTCTTTTTGATGAAAATAATAATCCTAAAAATTTATTCTTTGGTAAAGCTGATCGATATATTTTTGCAAAAGATTCTAAATTAAATTATAGATTAGAAATTTATAGTAACCTTCTTGTTTTAAATGGAAATGTATATGATAAATCAAAAAATGTTATTCAATCATATAAAGTATATTTAATTAATACCAAAACTAATGAAAAAATATTTTTAGACGAATTAAAAAAGGACGGTGATGGAATGTATAAATTAAAATTCAATTCATTAGATAAAAATAAAGAAGCAAAGGATTTTATACAATATGATAAAATACAAATTGTTCACTCGATTGATAATAAAGAGGAAATTCTTTTAGAAGGTAAATTTAATTAAAAAATAAATTTAATTATTATAAATTAATTTAAAACAAATTAATTTAAAACAACACATAATATACTATATAATGAAACAGAAAATAGCTTGTGTCTATTTAATTGAAAATTTAACTAATGGTAAAAAATATATAGGTCAAACAGTTAATTTTAAAAGTAGAAAGAGATGTCATAAATGTAATCACACTAAAAAGAATTATTACATATATTTAGCTATGAGAAAATACGGATATGAAAATTTTGAATATACAATTTTAATAAAAGATAACACTATAAATTATGATAAATTAGATTTTTGGGAATGTTATTTTATAGAATTATTTGGTACATTGAATAGGAACAATGGTTATAATAATGATAGTGGTGGAAATTTAAATAGAGTTTGTAGCGAAGAAAAAAAAAAGAAAATTAGTGAAGCAACGAAGGGTAAAAAAGTATCAGATGAAACTAGATTAAAAATGAGTGTATCACAAAGAGGAAAGATTGGTCCATTAAATAATTCATATGGGTTGATTCGTTCAAATGAAACTAAAGAAAAATGTGGAATGGGTTCTGGTCAATTGTTTAGAGAAATTTTAAAAGGTGGTAAATTATCTTATGCTACAAATTTTGGAAGTAAAAGTACTACTGTACTTATTGGAAAGTACCCTATATTTGCAAAACCTCTTATAATTATGAAAAGATTATGTATAGAAAATGATATTAATTACGAACCTATATTGATCAAAGAAATGTTAAATTTCGTTCAAAATTTTGATTTAAAAACAATTATTAATATATATTAATAATGGAATTATCAAAAGAAAATAAAAAAATAGCACTTGTGGTGGGAATTACAGGACAAGACGGAAGTTTTTTAGCAGAATTATTATTAGAAAAAGGATATATTGTACATGGTATTATTAGGCGTTCTGCTACATTTAATACACAAAATATTGATCATATTTTTGATAAGCTTCATTTACATCATGGTGACATAACAGATTCTATGAATATTTTTAATATTATATCAAAAGTTAGGCCTTGTGAAATTTACAATCTCTCTGCTATGTCACATGTGAAAGTGAGTCATGATATTGAGAATTATACGTTTCAAACAAATACCTTAGGTATACTTTCTATCTTACAAAGTGTTAAAAATTTAGGAATGGAGAAAACGTGTAAAATTTATCAAGCGTCAACTAGTGAGCAATTTGGTAATACAAGTGACGGATCATTATTATTAAACGAAGAATCTCCACAAAAACCAGTTAGTGTATATGGAATTTCCAAAATGGCAGCTGAACATTTATGTAATATGTACCGTGATGCTTATGGAATGTTTGTTGTAAACAGTTTACTTTTTAACCACGAAAGTCCACGTAGAGGTGGGACGTTTGTAACTCAAAAGGTTGCTAGATATGTAGGAAAGGCTAATTTTAGTAAACCATTACAATTAGGTAATTTAAATGCAACACGTGACTGGGGTCATAGTAGAGATTATGTTTATGGTATATGGTTAATGTTGCAACAAGAAACACCTGAAAATTACGTCTTGGCAACTGGCGAAACACATTCTGTTAGAGAATTTGTTGAATTAGCATTTGACGAAATTGGAATTAAAATTTTATGGAAAGGATCTGGTGTGGATGAAGTTGGTGTAAATTCATTAACTGGAGAAATTCTTGTACAAGTAAATAAAAAATATTATAGAGATATTGATATAGAATGTTTAATAGGAGATGCATCAAAAGCAAAAAAGAAACTTGGTTGGGAACCAAAAATTACATTTAAAGGATTAGTAAGTGAAATGGTAAGATCAGCTTGTGTTTAAAAGTTAATTTGATTAAAAAATTTTTTTGGAATTTATTATTTATTTTATTATTATAAATGATAAATTATAAAGATTTGCCAAATGAATTAAAAGAAAAAATTTTTTTAAATTCGATAAAGACTTTACAAGATCTACAAAGGAAATGCAAAGTAAATAAGCAATATAAATTTTATTGTGATAAATATTTTACAAAACAGATCGTATTTATAATGGAAGCAATTAGTAATATAATAAATATTACCAGTTCTACACCATCTTATAGCATGAATATGTTGCATACTATTTCAATTTTTACAAATAGTAAAAATAATTTAATTGAAAGTAAAGGTGATATATATTCCGGAATACATACTGTAATATATACAAAATTTAATTATATTAACATTTTAATAGATATTTTAAAACATATTAAAACACAAAATCAATTTAATTATGATATACTTTACACTTCGCATGCAAATAATACTCATAAAATAACTATATCTTCAAAAGATCAAGGTATTCAAAATATACCTGAATATTTAATAGATTATATAGAAATAAGTATACAGTAAACATTTCTTAACAAGTACATAAATTTGTAGGAAAAGAAAAGTCTGTAGAAGATACCGTAGAAGATGATACAGTAGAAGATATAGTAGAAGATGATACAGTAGAAGATGATACCGTAGAAGATACAGTAGAAGATGATACAGTAGAAGATGATACCGTAGAAGATACAGTAGAAGATGATACAGAATCTTCTACACCAGTTCCACCTCTATTTCTATTTCTACGTGGAAATGAAATTACAGATTGAGAGAGAAAAATAAATGAAATAATGTTTTTAATTTGCATATACTATATTAAATTATAATATTTTTGTAATTTTAACGAACTTATTGTATTAAATACACTTTGCGTTTATTATTTTAAAAATAAATATTATGTTAAATTAAAAATCATGTTAAATATTATTATTCAAAGTTTACTATTTTTAAGATGCCAAGCTTTATCTTGGAAATGCGATTATACAGAAATTGATGGACCAGTTTCTTCTCATGTATTATACAAAGAAGAAAATGAAAATGTTGTAAAATGGCTTGAAAAATACGAATATTGTAGAGCAAAAGGTGACCCGTCTATATATATAGATGCAGGAAAAGATAAATGCGAATATTCAAGAGACATCTGTTTATTTTATAATGACGAATGTATTTTTAATGAAATACGAGAAAATGATTCTTTAGAAGAATGTCAAGATCTTTTAATTAATAATATTCTTAGTTATGAATTAGATTCCGAAAGAATTAATCCAGAAACAGAACCTGAACAAGAACAGGAAACAGAACTAGAACCATGTGAAATAGAACTAGAACCAGAACAAGAACCAGAACCAGAACCAGAAACAGAACCAGAAACAGAACCAGAACTAGAAACAGAACTAGAAACAGAACTAGAAACAGAACTAGAAACAGAACTAGAAACAGAACTAGAAACAGAACTAGAAACAGAACTAGAACCGTGCGAAACAGAACTAGAAACAGAACCAGAACCAGAACTAGAAAATATGATTAGTGCTGGGAAATCTAATAAAATTTCTTTATTAATTTTCTTATTATTTGAACAAGGTGTCTTTTTAGTATAATTGTTTAAAGAATACAAAGTATATGCAACTATTGTTACAAAGTTTATTTTAAAATCGTCTAGTATTGCATGTAACTAGTATACCACTTCTAAGATAAGTGATTTGGTAACCCTTTGTTCCATCAGTTTGAATACAATATCGTTTTTCTTTTGGTCTACTAATAGCTACTAGTGGACAAGTAGCTAAAGGGCATCTTAATAACAGTTTAGGAGTAGAAAGAACAGATTGAAAAAAGAAAAAAAAAGAAAAAATATTTTTGAGTTGCATACTATATATAATAATTAACGTTTTTAAATTAAATTTTATATGTTTTATGATTTAGTTTTATTTTGTGTATTTTAACATTTTGGAAGTTTTCTAGAAATTTGTCAAGAAAGAGCTGAATAATTCAACAAATAGAATCAGAATATAGTAGTGATAGCAGTTAAGTTAATTTTATGTTTTTAACATTTGGAAGATTGTTAAAAAAGAATAAAAAGATAACAAGTTGTATATTTAATTTTTTAGATCATAGGGCACCATTTTGATTGCCAAGGATTATCAGCACCTTTCATTAAAGAAATATCAGAAGGTAATGGATAAAAAATTCTATATAAATTTTTGTTCAATGTTTTGTTAAAATGTATTCTATTAAATGTAGGCATAAGAGATGACAATTTTGCATTCGTTTCACCCAGCATTGGATCAGCATAAGCCCAGTTATTATAAATAATATTATTTAATGGATTAATAATAAATGGTTGTGCTGATAAAGCATTTTTACCTTTTGAACTATCAGTAACATGAAATGCTCGCATCATATCATTATCTTCATGAATAAGATTATGACAATGAAACATATAATCACCTTTATGTGCTCCAAATCTAGCAATAGTATAAACTGTATTACTAGGTCCAAGATGAAAAACATCTTTTGGTGAAAGTTGCTCATAACCTCGAACACCTTCTTCATTACCTTCACGTTTAATTACATAAAAATCAACAAGATGAACATGAATTGGATGAAACCAACCACCACCAGTTTCAAATCTCCATAATTCCCATGTATTTTGTCCAACGTCACTTGCAGCAATTTTCATAGTATCCCATGTTTCTCCGTTAATTGTCCAATGACCATTTGATCTTCCAAATTTAAATACACGATGTGATTGACCAGCATTTGCCATATTTATAGCTGTAGTTAAATCATCTTCACTTAAGACTTTATTCATAGGTTTTAATGGTTCTGGTGTAGTAATTTTTTCTTCAAAAGTTGGTGAATTTGGTTGAGCTGTAGATCCAATTTGTAAATTTGCAATAAGATGACTATTACAAAAATATGGAACGTCTTTCATTGCTATAGGATCATAATCATTCCATAAATATATTGATTTTCCTTTAAAATTTGTAAAATCGCATACTATTTCATAACGTTCAGCAACACTAATCAATAATCCTCTACTTGGAAATGACACTGGAGTATTTCTGTATCCACCATCTGCAGCAATAACCTTGCAAATATCTTGACTAATATCCTTAAGTTGATCATCTTTAATTTTAATTAAGTATGGTCTAGAAACTGCAGCATTTAGTAAACGAAATCTATACCATTTTGGTTCTAATGGCATTTTAGGCCATGGAATTCCAGAAACAAGATTAATATCTCCATACAAATCGTTTTTATGAGATTTAAAAATGTCTGTATATAATTGACATTTGTTATCGAGTACCTTGTCATTCAAAATTAACAACTTTTCTTCAATGTTTTCTAAATTCCATGGTTCTCCACAACCACCATCTTTACTTTTTGAAGAAATCAAGTACATTCCAGCCATACCAAGATACGCATTATCTGCTGTAATATGTAAAGCATGATCGTGGTACCATGCTGTAACTGGTCGATTATTTGGATAAACATAATCTTTTGTTTCACCAAAGCAAGTTTCATCTTCTGCCCATCCATCATATCCTGGTAAACTAGCAGAACCATGCAAATGAACACTGAAAGGACGACCTTCCCTAGCTTTGTTAGCTAAACATGGACTAAATGTTTGTTTAAAAAATCCAGTTTTATAATTAATTTTGTTATTAAAACGTACTAAAGACTCGTGACCAGCAGGCATACGAATAGTAGGACCAGGAATACTACCATTATAAGATAAAAACCAAGTTCCTGGAAATTTTTTACATGATTGAATAGTATTGTCAAATACTCTTTTTTGTGTTTCTTTAACATCAATTTCATATGTTCTAATACAATGTCCATCATCTCTACATTCTTTACCTTTCGATTGAGCATCAGAAGGATTTACAAAAGTTTCTGTAAATGGCTTAACAATATAAGGTGTACCAGGATATCCATCAACAGAATATTCTACTCCATTACTTGCTGGACAAATATCTGCTTGTTTTCCAAAAGGAGACACAGGAACTACAGGAACTACAGGAACTACAGGAACTACAGGAACTACAACAGCACAAAATATATTTCTAATTAAAAAAAAACTAATTAATAAATTTTTCATTTAAAATTTTAATAAACGTTCGTAAAAGTATTATAAAGTGTGATTGTAAGAATAAGTGTTATGTCTAAGGTATATATTAAATGTATTATTTTAATATTCATTTTTTTATAAGATAGTAAATAAAAACTGAATTAAATTAAATATGCAGCAAACTATAAAATTTGCACAGAATGCGAAAATACATTTTGTGTAAAATGCGATATTAACTGTAATAATATATTTTTGTGTTGCGAATGTAAAAATACATTTTGTTATAATTGTGAAAAATTATTTATTTTGATTGATTGTAAATATTTACTAAAGCTTAAAAATGTGCAGAATTAATATTTGTATAACCAAGATTTTGTTTTTCTTCTGATTCTATATCCAAGTCTTCGACGTCTTCAATGTCTTCAACGTTTTCATTGGTATCATTACGTTCTACTTGAAGATCACCTTCTTCTTCGTCTTCGTCTTCTTCGTAATCGCAATCACATTTGCAATTTTCATCACATTCGCAATTTTCTTGACAAAACCCTGTACAATCACAAGAAACTTCATTTTGCACTTGAACTTTTTCGTACGAGTACGCGTATCTTGAATAATATGTATACATAGGTACAAGTACAGCTGTGCTTAATAATCCTGCTGATAATTGTCCAAGTGTTTTGAAAAAGTGTAAAGTATAAATATTATAATAGTCTGAAGGACATTCGTTTTGGGTTTGTAACATTTTATTTGTATATTTTATATATAAAATATTATTTTTAAATACCTTTTCATTTTTTTAATTTATTGACTAAATACAAGTAAAACTATATGAGTTTTTGTGCACCTAATATTAAAAATGTTAAAGAAAATTATACATGTTTTGAAATGGATGAATTAATAAAAATAGCATCTTTAATTAATAATTACATTTGTGATAGCAATAATAAAAAATGTATAATTACAAAACAAATAAATATAAATAATAAAACAAAAAAAGAATTGTGGAATTCTATTTATAAAAGACTAAAACCATTATGTAAATATGAATATTGTTGGATAAATTTAGATTTTATTAAAAAAATAGATGACCATAATCTTAAAAATAAAATTATGCACTTTACATTTAAACCAAAAATGACACCAAAATATAATTCTTGGTTAAACACAAATGATATTAACGCAATTTTAAAACAATATGAAAAATTATATACAGATTTTAAATTCGTAGGTGCTTTACCATCAGATTTTTATAAAATTACAAAAGTAGATTACGATAGTATTTTTAAATACGACAAAGTAGGTATTGTATTTAATTTAGATTCACATAATCAACCAGGTAGTCATTGGACTGCTTTTTTAATTGATAATACATTAAATACAATAGAATATTATGATTCTGTTGGAAAACACCCTAATAGTAATATTCGTAAATTTATTAAAAAAATTTATAAATTTATACTTTCTAAAGGTATTGATTATAAAATTAAATATAATACTATACAACATCAATTTAAAAATAGTGAATGTGGTGTGTATTCTAGTTATTTTATTATAAATAGATTAAATGGAAAGTCATTTGAAGAAATTAGTACAAATATTATCACTGATAATGAAATGAATAAATTTCGTAGTTGTATTTTTAGACCAAGAAAATAATAATTACCTGTCTACCTGTTCTAATTGAATTTCAGTAACATTTGTATTTTTATTTACTATATATGTATGATTTATAATAATTTTATTTAAACTATTAATAGTTTTTGATCCATTATCTATATAAAAATCTGGAAAAATAGCATGGATAAAAAAATAAAATGACGCTTTTAATGATATAGAACTATACTTTAATGCATTTGTAAAATGATCAATATAAGAACATTCATTTTCATTTAAATGATTAAAAAATGACTTTTTACCATGATCTATTTGTTGTTCACCTTGTTCGTCCTGTTTGTCCTCTTCACCTTGTTCGTCATGTTCTATTTGTTCACCGTGTAAAGTTGTTTGTTCTATTTCTTTATCCGTGTCAATTATCAAAGTTGTATTTGTTTCATTAATATTATTGAAAAAATTAAAAAACATTTTATTATATAATAACTTAAATAATAAAAATTTACATTTATATGTTATTTTTCTTAAATATTTAATATTTTTTGCATACTTTTTTTTTAAAAAAGTATTTTTCTACATAAAGGACAATTCATTTTTTCAGACTTTTTTAAAAGACTTATCAGCCATTTATCTATACATTTTTTATGATACACATGATTACAAGATAATTTTCTTATATATTCATTGTATTTTACACTATTACAACAAATACTACAATCTACTTTTTCTGATTTACATTTATAATACTTGTCAATTTTTAAATCTTTAATATAAATTTTATCTTTTTTTATCTTTTTAGAATGATAAATATTATAAATATTATACATATTAAAAATCATCAATATATTTAATGTATCTTTTAAATTAAAGTTACCATGACCATGACCATCACCATTAACATTACCTGACATGTTTTTATTAGTTGTAATAAAAAAATATAAAAAAAATGGTTTATTTACGTCCCTCTTAACATTTTTATTTTAGTATCATCTATAAAATTATTATAAATATCTTCTTCTATTGTTTCCTTAATAATAAATCTATAAATTTCAATAGGACGTTTTTGTCCTAATCTATCAGCTCTTCCTATAGCTTGAGATTCAATATCTTTACGATATTCATGTGATCCATAAATTGGTTCTAATAAAATAATTTTATTTGCACTTGTTAAATTAATACCACTAGCAGCATTAC